ATGAGAGAGGAGGTGGTGGTGGTCTCTCTCAATGCCCAGCGACTCAGATAGGACTCGAACCTATGACCGACTGCTTAGAAGGCAGTTGCTCTATCCATCTGAGCTACTGAGTCGGGTGGTAGTTCCTATCGCCGCTAACCCTGAACTACCAAGGGGGTCACCGCAGTTGATCATGCCCTTTCGATACCGTCGTTCATGTCAACAAAGTCATCATACTGCTCTTGAGTGATTTCGTCAAGTGATACAACCTCTAGATCTTCCTTGGGGTCAAACCACTCATCAAACTCTGCCATGATAGCACATGAATCATAAATTCGATCTACACCTTGTCCATTGTATTCTTCAACTTTATCAATTGCCCACTGTCTAACGTCTGCAACGATTTGCTCAGTCTCCATCATAATAGTCTTTTCGGAAGTACCTGCTGAGGATGTTGCTATTGTAGTATGCAGGTCCACCTGTGTCAAGTGATTCGGTGAGTACCCCGTGGGCGAAGAGCTGACGGGTTTCTTCAAAGTTTGTTTTGCCAGGTGTTTTATGTAGTGACAAGATAGTTCTACTAAAATTTTGTCGCCCCAGGCGCTCAATGTCTTTCTTAAGTTCTGGACAAGACCCATAATATTTTTTCCAATCTGATTCTGATTTTACTTTGCGTTTCTTTCCTTTAGGCGTTCTATGTTGGTAAAAATACTTTCTCCCAATGTACTGTCGTTGGTTTGTGAGATTGGTAATGTTGTAAACAAAACCATAGTAATCCAAAACATCGTCAGAAGTAAAAGGTCTCTCCAAATACATCCATGGGTTTTCATAATCAATACCTGTACTCATCTATAATGTCTAATACCCAGTTAAGGTATTTATGGGCTAGGTCTTTCTCTCCTTGCCAGACAGTTTTAGGTTCATTATCTACTTTATTTTTTAATTTATAAATGCGAACTTTAAGTTCCTCTTTATTCAATTGATTTTTAGGCATAAAAGGGGGAACTACTCCCCCTATTTAAGCACAAATTAGAGTTGGAAACCACTAAATGTGTCTTTTTGCACATCTTGTTTGATGCCACCAACAACGTAAGATTCAACTTCAGTCTCTTGTGGTGCCACTTGAAGTCCCTTAGAAGAGATCCAGTGCTGTGTCCAGGGCAGTGGATTAGCAGATGCTGCAATATCATAAACTGGTTTTAAACCAACGCCTTTGAGACGACGATTGGCAATCCACTCAACATACTGTTGTAAAAGTTTGTCATTCAGACCGATCATAGATCCGTCTCTGAAAAGATAGTCTGCCCAACGCTTCTCTTCATTTACAGCATTGTCAAATGCCTTGTAGGTCCATTCTTCTTCTTCCTTCATGATCTGCTTCATTTCAGGATCATCACCTTTCTTCCACTTATTCAGAATGTTTTGGGTGATGGCCAGGTGTTGATTCTCATCTCTAGCAATAAGGGAGATAATTTTTGCTGAACCTTCCATGAGTTTAAGTTCACCAAAAGCAAAGCTGCAAGCAAAAGAAACATAAAACCGTATTCCTTCCAAGATATTGACATTTGCAATTGCTCTATAAAGTTTACGCTTCAATTCACGACGCTCAAGAGAACCAGCATAGTGACCCTCTGTGGCGAGTTCCCACATCATACCACCATCATACTCATGAGCACCCTGAATGAAGTTGTCATAACCCTCGGTGACGCTTGCAGCACGTTCCAGGATACGCTCATCAGTAACAATCTTGTCAAAGACTTCTGAGGGGTCTGCATAGACGTTCTTGATGATGTAGGTGTAGGAGCGACTATGGATCATTTCCATGAACCCCCAGACCTCCATACATGCTTCTAACTCAGGAAGAGAGCAATATGGAATGAATGCCATGCCAGGGCCACGACCTTGAATGGAATCAAGCATAATCTGATACTTCAGGTTAGAAGTATAGATATGCTTTTGTTCTGGACGTAATGTTTGATAGTCACCACGATCCTTCTGCAGGGAGACCTCTTCAGGTCTCCAGAAGTATCCTAATTGTTGTGTGGTGAGTTTATCAAAGATTGGATATTTGTATGAATCATATCTCTGAACACCAAGAGGTTTGCCAAAAAACATTGGCTGTTTTTTAGTGTTTACTTGTTCCGTGTTAAAGACCGTCATGCCCTTAACTTTTGCCATATTGTTATCCTCTACTGAAGAAATTTTAAACTGCACAGGATTCACACTCTCCCTCCTCGGCTTGTTCTAATTCGTTTAACAGATTATTTAAATTTGATTTTGGTTCTTCTACTACCTCATCATTTTTCATATCATGAGTGTTCTGATAGTAGGAGGTTTTCCAACCGTACTTATATGTAGTCAAAAAGTCTTGTGCCATAGTGGACACTGGAACTTCATTATCAGGATACTGTTCTGGATTATAACTCCAATTACCAGAGATTGCCTGGTCAAAGAATTTTTGCATCACAGCAACAATATTAATATAACCACGATTGGACTCCATATCCCAAAGAAGCGTATACTTCTTCTCAAGAGATCCATATTGAGGAACAATCTGTTTGAGTGGACCCTTCTTGGATTTCTTAATGGACAGGTAGTCTCTAGGAGGTTCAATTCCATTTGTTGCGTTTGACACAACGGAACTGCTCTCTGAAGGCATTTGTGCGGACAGTGTTGAGTGCCGTAAACCGAACTCGTTGATAGATGCCCTAAGAGATTCCCAATCATGTTCTAATTCAATCGAACTAATTTCATCTACATCCTTCTTGTATGTATCAATTGGAAGAATTCCATCAGCATACTTGGTGCGGCCAAAGTCATGGCACCAACCTTTTTCTTTGGCAAGTTGATTAGATGACTTCAAAAGATAGAATTGGAATGCTTCTGTTAATCCATGAACTGCATCCCATGCCTCCTGTGAGTCATATTTAAATCCAAGTTTTGCCAAATAATGTGCCAGACCAATAAAACCAATTCCAAGCGATCTACGTGCCTTTGTAGCACGTTCTGCTGCCTTTACAGGATACTCTTGATAATCAATCAGTTCCTCAAGTCCACGAACAGAAAGATCGCACAAATCTTCTAATTCTTTATCCGACTGAAGTTTACCAACGTTGATAGCAGAAAGAATACACAGAGCAATCTCACCATACTCATCATCGATATGATTGATAGGATCTGTAGGTAAGGTAATTTCTTGACACAAATTGCTCATATTCACTTTATCTTTGAAAGATGAATGAGAATTACAGTGGTCAATGTTCATAATGTAGAGACGACCAGTCTCTGCCCTCTCCTTAAGAATATCAAGAATTAGTTTCTGTGCCCCAATAGTTTTTCTAGGAATAGACTCGTCTCGTTCATAACCCACATATAAGTCGTCAAACTTATCAGTGCCAAAAGCATCATACAAACCTGGTACGTCATGCGGTGAGAAGAGGCTAATCTCTCCATTCTGAATGAAACGTTCGTAGAAAATCTTTGAAATCTGGATTGAATAGTCAAGTTTTCTGACACGGTTGTCCTCCGTACCCTTGTTGTTCTTCAGAACGATGATGTCTTCTATTTCTTGGTGCCAGATTGGAAAGTGGACCGTAGCTGATCCACCTCTGATGCCATTTTGAGTGCAGCATCTGACAGTTGATTCAAATTTTTTGAGAAACGGAACAACGCCAGTGTGCTGAACTTCTCCGCCTCGGATTTTACTGTTGATGCCACGGATTCTGCCCGCGTTGATACCGATGCCCGCCCTCTGTGCAACGTATTTGCCAATTGCCATATCAGAGCTAAAGATACTATCGAGGGTGTCATCAACATCAACAAGAACACAGCTAGCAAATTGTCGAAGTGGAGTTCGCACTCCTGCCATGATAGGTGTGGGAATGTTGAGTCTGTGTTTTGAGATCGCGTCATAGTACCTCTTTACGTATGACATGCGGGTATCTTTTGGATATTCCGCAAAAATTGTCAGGGCAATCATGATATACATGAACTGTGGAGTTTCATACACTCCACCACTGCTCCTGTCTTGGACTAGATATTTATCCGCAACCTGACGAAGACC